TGCAGATTCAACAGCCTAACCGTTGAATGTTCCATAGAAGACCTCATGAAAGCAACTGCCGAGCTGATCGGACAGGACGTGGCTGTGGGAACAGCCAAAATCAGCGGCGCAACCTACGCTGACCACTCCGGAGCCGTGCCCTACTACGAGAGCTACGTAAAGAAGGACACAACAACATTAGAGCGGGTAACAGACTTCCGCTTCACCATCGAAAACAACCTGAAACGTGTGCCAGTGATCAGAACAACGGACGGGCATCTGCTCAAGTATCTGCCTGAACGTCACAGAAACTGCAGCGGAGAATTAACTTTTGACTTTGAAACCAAAGACGAATTCGATGACGTAATCAACGACACGGAATTTAGTTTGGAGTTTGGGCTGGGAGGAACCAACAAAGCGGTTTTCAGCAACTGCAAATGGGACAGAGTCTCGCCGCCAACAAGAATCGAAGACTTGGTTTCTGTGAAGGCCCCCTTCGTTGCAAAGGCTGTGGCAATCAGCTAATGGGGTGGCGGTGAACAGTGAAAACTGAAACTGTTGAAGTTGATGGGCGATTCGGAGAAGAATACGCTGGCGCATACGTTTTTCAGGAGATCTCTTGGGCAAAACGTAACCGCATCATCCAGAAGCATACACGGTACCATCCGGTGACAGGTCAGGTCGTGAAGAGCGATTACGTGGCGATTCAAGCTGAGACCATCTGGGCGAGCCTCAAAGAGCAGCCAACAAAGAAGCCAGTGACTTTGGAGAAGTTGCTCAGCGAAGAAAACGGAATATCCATCGAGCTTGGAGAATTGTTCAGCCAAATCGTCAACAGGCTCTGCAGTGCCACGGTTGAGGAGACACGTTTTTTATCAGAGCAATCAGACGAGGCAAACCCCATCAGGCAGTCACAAAGTTTAGGCTCTGCAAAGAATTCGGATGCACCCCAAACCAGCTCGATAGGCAACCAGCCAAAACCATCCAAGAGTTCATCCTGATTCTCAACGAGTTAGACCGTCAAGCGGAGGAAGAAAAACAGAAACTGGAGAGGAAGGGAAAATGGCGATCGAGATAAACTATGACGTAGCGGGTGTTGAAGAGTTCAAGGCTGCAATGGACCATTTTGATTCTAATATGCAGCGTCATGTGCATGAGCGGTTGGCAAGTTGGGCTGCGGACGTTAAAGCTTTAGCTAGGCAGCGGGTTCCGGTGAAAACTGGGCATTTACGAAGGTCAATCTACGCTAAAATTGGTGAGTGGGTTGCAGAGGTTGGTGCAGAAGCCACATATGCAATGTTTGTTGAGCTTGGAACCCGTTACATGAGGGCTCGTCCCTTCATTTACCCTGCTGTCCAAGAGTTTCTGCCCCAATTGGAATCCATAATTTGTGAAGCTATTGAAACTGCAAAGCGGGAGGCAGGTTTGTGAGTTTTCGTGAAATAGCTGTTACAGTAAGGGCGGTTAACCGTGCAAGCCACGAATTTGTGAGAATACAAACAGACGCTGAAGCATTAACTGCAAGAGTTAAAAGTTTAGGTTCCGTAGTTGCTGGTTTAGGCGCAGCGGGTGTAGCTGTCGGATACGTTGCTCACCAGTTTGGTTTACTGAATAGCGAGCAGGCTCGAGTTTTCAACAGTGCAATGATGGTTGTCTCGGTTATGGGCACGTTCATGCGAACCAGCATAGGCGTAGCTGTTGCCCAGAAGGTGTATGCTGCTGCATGTTGGATTGCAACGGCTGCACAAAACGCCTTGAACATCAGTTACGCCACGTTCTTGGCTCTAACGGGTGTGGGTGTAGCTGTGATTGTTGCTGCTGGCGCTGCTATGTGGCATTTTGCGTCCCAGATGGATGCTGCAACCGCTTCTGTGAAGGACTATAATGCTGCTTGGGCTGAAACTTCCGGTTATGGACGAAACGTGAGGCGGGCTGGAGAAGAGGAGGCTTTCAGGAGGAGAGGCGTCGAATGAGCGTAGCCTTGCCTGTTGTTGCCTTGGTTTTCGGTTCGGTTGCGCCTCCTCAGGGCGACATTTTAGATTTGAGGGTTCATCTGGGTTGCACTAACGAGGTTTCAAGCTTTTCTTGTCTTCTCCAGAATTTCGACAAAAAATACACTGAGACCTCTCCAATCAACGTGGGCGACAACGGAAGCTTGAACATTGGAAGAGGAACAAATTGTCCGTTGATTGCTACGATAAGAGTTGAAGAAGTAGCTTGCGAGTCTACGTCTGTTGAGAATTACCTTCGGGTTAAGGGGCGTTGCTGGGGCGAGAAGCTCTTCAGGCGTGTGATAACGAAAACGTATGAGAACCAGAAGGGCGAGGCAATCGTAAAGGATTTGATCGACTACTATGCGGGTCTCAGTCATGTCCGAGACTCAACTGAGCTGATAGAAGACACGGATACAACCTATACGCTGCTAGAGTATGAGAACACGCCAGTTTTTGATGTTCTGAAATACATTGCCTCTTCAGCCGATAAAGCGGGAGTAGTCGGGTTTGACTTCCGAGTTGAACCTGATGCCAAATTTGCATTCTTTCCCAGAAACAGCAAAACCAGCCCCATCAGCCTATCTGAGTTGATAGAAACAAGCGAGTATCGACGGGACATTCATAGAATAAGAAACAGAATCATGACCTATGGAGCCAGAGGACGACCTTACCCCTTGGATGTTGACGGGCAACCATGGAGCGATTCCCTCTCAGAAAACCTAACTCAATCAGCCTACTGGCTTGAACATGCCCTTGGAAAATGGGAGCCCCTAACCGGAAACACAACCATGAGCATAGAAACATCCAGTGTATTTCAGGGGTCAAAATGCGTCAAAGCGACCTGCACAGCTTACATGTATTATGTTTCTTTTTGGTGGGTGTTCACGGATGGTTACGTAAACGCAAGCCAGTATCCAGCCTTAGTTTTTGCCATCAAAGCAGACAGCCATCACACCTTAAACCATTCAATCGAACTTCACGACGGCACTGGCGACGACAACGTTGCCTGGAGAGGCTTCACGATCCCGAAAACTGGAGAATGGAGCGTAATCAAACTTGAGATAGGAAAAAATCACGTAGACGAGTGGACAGAAAGCATTTTCAATGTTAGCGATTTCCGATGGGACCTCATAAGAGGCGTCAGATTCACAATCAACCAAAAATCCACAGAATATGGAGACGCCTGGGTTGACATGTTCCATTTTGGAAAGGGACACTGGGAAGCAAGACGCCCATTAACTTCACAGGAACCAACAGGCAGCCAAACAGCGTATGGTGTGCGTGAACTGGTGGAGGTGGATGAGGAACTCCACAGCGACAACGAATGCGACCTGCGGGCTAAGGCTTTGCTGGCGCATCTGGAGAATCCAGCCGAGTCCATAACGATACAGAGCACAGTCATCGACTATGGCACCGACACATTGTTGCCGGGAGACAAGATTCATGTTACCCTTCCAAACGAGAACATCGACGCCGACTACCGCATCATAAGCGTAGAATACAAACTAAATGCTGCAACACAGACTCTCGAAATCGCTCTGGAACTTGGAAAAGAAACACCTCTGCTCGCCGATTACCTGTACACCCTGAGAAGCAAAAGCAGCTCGTTAGCACGATACAAACGGGGGCAATAAAATGGATAAGAAAGCGTTAAACAAAATCAAAAAACTAAGGTTCGGAGACCTTGTTCGAGTCTACTGGCTCGACGCCAGCGAAGCCATGGGCAGAACCGGTGAAGGAGGCGAACCACATTTTGACACTCCCGTCGCCAGCATCGGACACTATGTTGGAGTCAAAGGAAAACGGGCACAACATCTGATTCTGCTGAAAGACATCTTCCAAATCACCGAAAAAACGTATGATCTGGTCTACAACTGCATCCCATTAGGCATGATCGAAAAAGTCAACGTTCGAAGACGCCAAGACTTGGAAGAAAAGTTCCACGAAATCATCAAGAAAAACCTCATGAAAATCAAAACCAAAAGCGGGCGCTTCGTCAAAGTCAAATGCAGGTGGAGAAAACATGAAAGAACGAATCTCTAAACTGTTAACCAAGAAAGTTCTGGTGAAATCTGGCGAAAAAATAAAACGGGTCGAGGTTCCGCCAAGCCAAACCCTAGTTTACGGTGTCCTAACCGCTACTGCCGCGTTAGTCCTGTTAACTGCCCTAGAGATCGCCCACATGGCATTCATGGGCAACTTCAACGCCGAAATCTTCGCCACCATCACGTTAGTTGTAGGAACGCTTCTGGGAACATTCTTTGGACAGAAGGTGTGATCATATTTGAAGACTAATAACAGCGTATTGTTGAAAACAGCGTTTTTCCAGAAAATCCGGAGAACAGCAAAAAAATTCGACTTAAACACTCAGGAGATTCGTGCAGACCTCATTCTGGACTTGAAGGTTCTCGCCGAGATGGCGCACGAACAGGCAACCAAGATCAAGGAGAGGGGTAAACCAACCAAAGAACATCGGAAGTGGGCACATTTGGCAGCGTACATCAGTCGAAGCATTAACATCATCGGCAAGGAATACGACACAGGCAAAATCGAAGAAAAACTCAAGGAACTTGAGAAGCGGATTAATGATGAGTTTGGAGAAAAAAATACAAAAGCTTGAACAACAGTTCGAGCAGAAACTTCAAACAAAAAATGTAAAGTTCCAAGAGAATCCCCTAGAATTCTTCGAGCAGACACTCAGCTTCAAACCAACAGAATACCAAAAGCAGTTGACCAGCTTCTTCATGGAGAAACAGTTTGTTGCAGCCCGTTGGTGCAGACAGAGCGGAAAATCTCACATAGTCGCCGCTCTACTGCTCTACTATGCCCTAACCCAACCCAAAGTCTCCATCGGAGTTGTGGGTCCCAGCTTTCGGCAAGCCAAACTGATCATACGAAAAATAACAGGTTTCCTCAGGTATCTCCCTAAAAGTTCATATCAGAAGGCTCGAAAAACCGTTATCTACTTCTCCAACGGCAGCATAATAGAATGTTTCCCAAACAACCCCGACACCATCCGAGGACCAACCCTGCACCTCGTCTACTGGGACGAAATGAACTTCACAGCCAACGACGAAGAAATGTACGACGCAATCCTCTTCACTCTTGGAACAACAAACGGCAAGTTCGTCTGCTCCAGCACACCATGGAGCACAGACCACGTATTCTACAGAATCTTCAACCACCAAGACTACAGCGACTTCGCCAAATCCCACATCACATGGAAAGACGCAATGGAACCACATGGTCCACTGAAACAACAGATTCTAGAAAAAATACGGAGACAACTGAAAGCTGACCCTTGGCGCTGGCACCGAGAGATGGAGGCAGAATGGGCTGAAGACGAAAGCCGATA